GTGGAGGTGGTGGCGGATTATCTACTCCTGCTGAACCACCTTGACCTGCACGATAACCATTGGCACCGCCTCCTCCTCCACCACCGTTTATAAAACCTCTATCCTCTCCATTAAAAGGACCATTGAATCCAGACAGTCCACCAGAAATATTTTCAAATACTTTTCCATCAGCATTTCCATCTGTAACACAATTGCGATTTAAACTTCCACCGCCTCCTCCTGCTCCTCCTCCAGAAGCGATGATATATGTTCCTGAAATTGAATCTTGAATATAAATTCCATCAGCACCTCCTCCTCCAGAACCAGAGGACCCTCTAGAGCCTGCGTTTCCGCCTCTACCAGCACCTTTTGGTCCACCAGTTCCTGCTGTACCTCCACCATCACCTTTCTTTACTGATCCACCACTACCTCCACGACTTCCAATATCAATCGTTAGAGTTCTTCCACCATCAGCAACTGAAAATGTACCGTAACGACCCAATCCACCATTTCCACCTACACCATTTGAATCAGATCCTCCTGCGCCTCCAGCACCTGATTCAACTTTAATTCTTACATTCGTAGCATCATCTGGAATAACTAATGATTGAGCTCCTCCAGTATAGAAAAACTCTTTAACAATTTGATTTGCAACAGACTGAGTTTCTCTTACTCCGTCAGTAATGTTGCAGTCACCATCAAGACACCATTGATATTGAATTTGTTTATCTGATGAGGGATTACTCCCTCTATCCATTGACGCAGATACTGAGAATGATGTTGTATTATCAACTGTAACGATTGATGTTGAAATTCCTGTGGTAATTTCTAATGTTGGTTTAACATTTAGGACTACTGGAGTTGATCTAATCGGTTCATTAATGGCATTTGGAGTTGATTTACCAGAACCAACTTCTCCATATGCTCGTGGTCTATAATCAACTTCAACAAAATATCTTTCACCATCCTGTGCCGGACTAGCAACGTAAAAAAGTACTAAGTTATTGGTAGTCTGACCATTGTAAGTTGTTGACGGTCCTAACTTTGTTTCTGTGCTGTCAAGAGCAATTTTGTACCATTGATATTCAACAGTTCCATCAAAACTTGGATTTGATCCTGCTGGAAAAGTTGCAGTTGCAAGTCCAGTAAATGCAATAGTCCTTAGACCTTCACCCGTTCTCGGATCTGAGGCACAAACGTGGGATTGAGGAGTGCTTTCATCATCTTCTACATGAGTGAATGTATCAGTGACGATCGACAGTATAGGACCATTTAGGTCTAGACTTGTAGATATATCATCCCATATTTTAGTCGTCATATCTTATTATATACTCGTAAAGTTTTGACCACCAACAATACCAAATAAAGACTTCGATCCATCAAATGTTTTGAAGGAATATATATCAGTTTTACCTGTAACTTGCGTTACGATTGGTATAACTCCACCAGGCCAGTAAACAGTGACACCTGTACCAGCCTGATTGTCAAAGGTATTTATACCAACAGAGTATGATGTAGAATCTTGAGTGACTTTAATTGTAAACGCAGTTGCCTCACTTGGCGAATTCAATACTGTGAATTTCTCGACAGCAGAGGTAACATTCAAATTGAAAGATTGCCCAGATGCAAGATTAATATCAACATTTCCTCCAGAAATTGATAATTGCTCTACATTCTCAGAACTTGTCTTAAATCTAACGGCACCATCAACGTCAAGTTTTGCTCTCGGTGATGGGGTTCCCATACCAACATTTGATCCACTTGTTGATACCGCAGTTCCAACTACTAAGGTTGTTGAAGTTACAACACCCGCCCGAATAGTACTAGATGTACTATCCAATCGATAGTCCGTCGATGTTAGTGTTCCGCTGACATTAATATCATTAGCCGATATTACACCTAAGAAAACTGCCTTGTTGTGTACATGGAGATCAGTTCTTCCAGTTCCAGGAGATCCAAGAGATATATTAAAGTGTGGAACTGATGTTCCAATACCAACTCTTGAGTCAGTTCCGGGAGGAACAGTCGCCCAAATACCAGTATTACCAACACCAGCATATGTTTCATTTACTGGAGACCAACCAGTCGCGGATGCATTCAGGTTTGTAATCGCATTACCATCACCTCCCAAGAATCCTGCAGTCAAGATACCCGTAATATCTACGTTACCATCTTGTTCAGTATCACCAAGAATTCTAAGAGATTTACGATTTGCAGTTGTTCCAATACCAACTCCGACCCCAGTACTATCACTACTTACAGAGAATATAGTGCTTCCAGCACCAACCTGGAATGCATTTGCTCCAGGAGTGGTGGTAGCAATACCAACTTGATTGAATACATGAATATCTGCGACTGCAGAAAGACTTACATTACCAAATCTCTTCCAAGCATTCTCTGAGGTGTAAACCCAACCAAGGTATGCACCTTGAGATGGATTTTCAAAATATTCAATATCACCAGGTGTTCCTGCATTTACTGGAGTAGCAATACCAACAGTATACTTTCTGGATACAGTAGAGTTTCCTTGTAAGAATAGGTTATTAGCTTCAATACCTCTTGCGGCCGTTGAAGTTACTTTATTAGAGAAAATAACAGGTCCATTAAATTCAGAGATAACCTTTGCTTCATCTCCACCATCAACACGAACAGATGATGAGAAAGTTGCTTCAGTTGCATTAATAAGATTGATTCCAGATTGAACCGAAATATCTTCACCAGTAATACTTCTTACGGGAGTATCAAAAATTTCTTCTCTACCAGTGACGGTACTTAGTTTTTTGTTACCAGCGTAAGAAATACCACGATCATTCATTCCAGTGAAGTAATTAACTCCACCTTCTTTCTTAGTAGATTGTGCAAGAAGTTCTTGAACATCAGTAACAAGTCTATTTTGCTTGTCAGGTAATGCCGTTGAATAGTTACCTGGACCATATCCAACATATTCCCAAGTATGTCCAGATGCCCTATTGATAGAGTGCCTTCTTAATTCAATTGGATATGCTTTGATTTTACGAACAACAGAACCTGTGATGTGTGCTGTAGCTCTTGTACCAAGAACAGCACGGAAGACTGTCAGTGGATTAGTGGCAGGATTTGTTGGTGCTCCCTTGATTCTAATGATTTCATCATCGACTGATAAGAAATCGCCAATTTGAAGTCCAAGATCACCAACATTTGTCAATCTAATTTCAGTTGTGATTGCATCTGGAATTGGATTGGAAAGTGTAGTTGTGATTCCAGCATACGTTGGACTCATTCTACCATTCAAACTCTCATTTTCAATTGTAGAGTCTCCATCATTAGATTGAATACCACCTCTCATGGCAAACATAGACGCGCCAAAGGCAACTACCTCTGTTGTTGCTCCAGACCCAACGGTAATTACAAAGTTTTTAAGGTCAATATTTTGTTTTACAATAAATTCGCCATCAAATGGACCATTCTTAAGAGTAGAGATACCCGTAACAACTTTAACTTTATTATTAATCTTCAGTCCATGATTATTAGTTGTCGTAATCGTGGAAATTCCTAATGTTGGATCATAGGTAATATTAGAAACTCTAATTCCCTCTCCAGTGAGATATGCGGATGCATTATTCAATACAGCAGTACCAATACCAGTTGTAGTAACTCCTGTTATTGGAGGGTTACTAATTGCAGTGAAACTTTTTGCACCACCAACTTCAACTTCAGTAATTCTATAAAGTGTATTATATGGTATATAAGTTTCTGAAGTTATTCCAGTCAGTTTAATAATATCACCAATGTTATCATAAATTTTGGTTACAGTCACGATAGCTTTGGAATGACCTGATACTGTGGAAATACCAACCACCTGCATAGTATTACCAATACCATAAGCACTACCGCCATTCATAATTTGAACATCAGTGATACCACCAGTTGCATCAACACTTACCTTCGCAGTTGCATGTTGACCAGTGGTAGAACTACCAATACTGATAAGTTTAGCATTATAATAATTAGCATCAACTCCAGTTCCATATCCACCACCACTATTAGCAATACTAACGTTAGTTACACCATTTAATCCATGATCAATATTAGTATTAAATCTATGAGATGTTCCACCAACAGATGTTATGACATCCGTCAATCCAACACCAACATCAACATCTCTAATCAAACTGTCAATAGTTTCTTTAGTGATGCTATTTTTAACGTCATCAACTTCAGTCTTACCAATATCCGCAGAATCTGCAAAAGAGATTGCAGACATTGGATCAGAATTTGTTGTGTCTCTATCAACCTGAGGGAACAATCTTGTTACGGGTTGAGTAAATTTATCCGTAGTAAATGGATCTACTGGTGGATTTATTGAAGAATTAAGTATTGTTATATAGTAAATACCATCTTGTTCACTTCTAACATATGATTGAATTTCTCTAACATTTTGAACATAATATGTGGTGTTATACTTTTTCCTCTTAAATCTTGGAAGACTGGTATTTCTTGTGAGAAGATCGTTGGTGAATACTCCAGGATCAGTATTGATTCCTACAGTAAATTCTCTAGCACTTGTAATACCTGTGACTGGGAAGGTGCCATTGAATCCAGAATTTCCAATACCAGTCGTATTAACACCACTCTTAATGTCAACTAATTCAACTAAAGATCCAATAGAGAGTTCGTGAGGAAGTTCTGTTAGGATATTACCAATGTTTGATCCCCAATTTGCACCAGCAACAAATCTAAAGTTTCTATTTTCATTGACATGATTTAAATTGCCCGTTCCAAAGTAAGTTCCAACTTCATCATTAGTTGATCCAATTGAAGTGTTACTTTCTTGAATAATAAATCCATCAATTGGAGGTCTTGCAATAGCTCCACCATTGTTTGCAGGGATAACATATCTTGCCCTGTAAATTGTATCAGTTGCACTTCTAGAATCCGATTTTCTCTTAATGAATGATCTTGGTGTTGCTTCTCCTAGTGCTGTTGAACCAAGTCCTAGACCATTCTCATCAAGAACAACATCATTGTAAATTCGATTATCTGTAGATGCCGTTGATACGTTAATATACCACTGTCTTCTATTATCATCTATACTATTATCAAATTGAATTGGGTGCCCAATGTCGCCAGAATTTTTGTCAGATACTCTACTTACAATTTTAAGAGTTCCGCCAAGATTATTGATAGTTAGAGCCGATGCATTTCTTGCGTCAGTTTGTGTTTTTGCTAACTTAATTGCATTGTGAGTAGTTAAACCAGAACTTGCATTTTGATTAGTAATCGCAAAATAGACTGTATTTGGATCTAAACCATCTGGCAATCTACCATTATCACTCAAAATACGAACAGACTCTGCATCTTGGAACGTATGTGGTTTTGTTAAAGTAATAACATTACTAGTGATACTGTTAATACCAGAGGAACTTCTATCAACTCTGAATACTTTTTCAGAACTATATTCTGTTGTGGTGTTAAATCCAGATCCATTTGGCATAACAATACGGGAACTGAACTCTGTAGGAGTTCCACCTGATGGAACAAGAACTTTTAAGGCGTCAAGTTCTCTAGCACCAACTCTAAATCCTTCTAATACGTTTTCGGGGGCAATATCAGGGTTTGTTTGATTGTACAGATATAAATGTCCTGTTGTTCCAACACCAATCGTGGTGTTTAAGTCAATTGCGTTAAATTCAACAACATTTTCCGTAATCGGAATTTCTTTTGGTGGTAAAATATGAGTTATAAATCCAAAATCATCCTGAGGGAATGCATCTGGTCTAAATCCAGATGCAATTAGAGATTTTGAACCAAAGTTAGAGTTGGAGTTGGTGATTGACATATCACCACCAGTTTCAACAACAAAGTGCTCTGCATATCCAATAGCAAAAATAGAAACTGCCTGAATAACAGAGTTATTAGAACACTTAATGTGGAAATTAGCATGAGATGGTTTGAAAATCGCACTAGAATCATTACTTAATTTCTCATTTCCAGGGACAGTGGCATCATCATAAACACCTGTCGTGGAATTGTATTTGATGAATGCGTTGTCATCTTTTTGAAGTCCAATTCCAGTGAACTGAGCCACAACCATTGATTTAAAGCCTGTGGCTCTATTTCCATCTGCGTGCATACCACACATACCGAAGACGGAACGCAATGATAAGTTAAAGATGTATGGAGAAGCAGAAGTTACGGTGTCTGACTGAAGTGTAACTGATGAACCAGTTACTGCTGGCAGAGCAACTACAGGTGCGTTTTGCACTTCATATTTAAACTGAGTAGAACTTAGTTTTTCGCTGACAACAAACTGCCCATTATATCCAGACGCAGTAATACCCTCAACTCTAAATGGGGTATCAACATCAAGACCGCTAACAGGAGATGCAGTTGTTACAGTAACTACATCTGTTGGAATGGATCCATCACCTGCTTTTATGCTTGTGATTCCTGCAGTAGCTCCCGTTGATCCAACAATTCTAAATTCGTCAATTTTTGGTTGAATATCAATACTAGAAGATGGATAATCTGGTTGTATTTCTCTTCCACTCGCGCTACCATAAACCAAACCAATCTTTTCATAATACATGTCAAGATCAGTTCTATTCGTACTGAAAGTTTGAAATACATCATTGATGCTGACATTATTCACACCGTCAGCATACTCAAAGCAAGTGAGTTTATGGTGAGAAAAATTAGGTACAAATTGGTTGGATGTATAATCTTGATAGCAAAGTCCATTTGGATCTGCATCAAACATAGTGAACTGCCAGAAATAGCAGGCACCAGTTACTCTGAATAGTGCAGATCTTTCAATATTATCGTTTGATGGATTTGGAACATATTTTGGACGAATTTTAGTCTTTCTTAAGTCAAGACCAACAATAGAAGTACCACGAGGAACAATTAATCCTCCATGAATACTATTCATCTTATATAGAGCATTATCTGTATTGTTTAAATCATATACAGTTGTTAAGTCCCATGCAGGAAATTCTTGCGATTCTGTTCCGTCTCTTAATCTAAATTTTGCATCCGCACCATCCGGGATAGGTATCCATCCAGGCCTATTATCAACAATGTGGTCACCAGGATATAGCAAGATTGTGGTATTACCAAATCTATCATTGCTCAAACCACGCTGGTATGAAAACCTAGCAGCCTCAATCAAGGCTCTCTGTATTGTTTTAAAAGGACGAGTTAATGAATTACCTTTATTTTCGATACTATCTGTAGAATCCAGATCATTAGGACTTACATACAGAATATTACCACGAGCATTCTTAAGAAAATTCTCTAATCTGGATAGACCCATCTTATTTGCACTATAAGTTCTGTTATGGATTATTTATCATTTGACAATCAGTCGTTTTGTAAAATATATTCTACCGTTGATGCAACATCGTGCATAGCATCACGAAGGTATGGTTGTTGTCCGGACTCTTGAACATATGGATCACTATCATCACTCAAAGTCCAACGCCATTGTTGCATATCTTCCGCATACCAAAGTTGTATTTGCATATTAGTCCACAGGTAAACATTCTGGATTTTCTAACTCTAGATTAAAAAGACAAGGATGGCATTGCTCCTCCATCAAATATGAATATCCATGATAAACATCATCTGAAGACCATCTCTTCTCTTTATCAGCTAGCTTAATAATATCTAGGTCTTTTTGTGCCTCATCCGGCAGATCATCAAAGGTAAATGGAACACCTTGGATAAAATACATCAGAACAAGGATATTTCCCTCGCCATACCACACATACTTTGTATCAATGCGATATCTCATAGGAAATCTCATATTTTTTTGTATTTAGTGGGAGAAGGGGGACTTGAACCCCCACGAGATAATTCTCAACAGATTTTAAGTCTGGTGCGTCTACCGATTCCGCCACTCTCCCAAAAATCAAATAATTAGATTGCCTGCTTTATCATGAGTTGGAGGATTTAGACGACAATATTCATTAAACGTTATCTTCATTTCTTTGTCGGTCAAATTGCAATTTCTCGCTGCTTTTGGTAAGTTCCAGTTCGCCGCGAACAGCATTTCCATAGATTGTCTTGTTTCTGGTCTCATACTCATAACATTCTAAGATTTGTTTGTAAAGATTGTCCGAATAATTATTCATAAAAAAGTAATAGGGCAAAAAATTTGGAGAATTTTTTTGCGCCCTTTTTTGGAATTAAAAGCTAATTTTGCTCAGAGTGGAGACGCATATGCAAGTGTATCTTCATCAAGCACGGCACGACATAGTTCTAGTACACCCATGAATTGATCTATGGTATCACACTCTACCACTTTTTCATCACCTTGCTCAGAGTAGAGATAAAACTTACGGGCCACGGGATCAACAACGCAACGGGTTAGAAAATCTTCTTGCATGAGGGTTGTTTGATTACTTAGGTATTGTAAGGTATTCAGGCACCCTTGTCAACCTCGGGCATCATAGTCATATCCAGAGATTGAGAACTGTTTTGATCCACCTGGGTATTCTGCCGGTGTCTCTCCTTCATATTCAACAATTAGAGGTTCTCCGTCAATCCTGGATGCATGGATAGTGTAAAAACAGTTGATTGCTGAGGCGCTTCCTGATTTAATATACACTCTCTTACCCCACTCAATTTTATCAACGATCAAATCCTGAGAAGATCCAATCTGAGTGAGAGAAACTGTAATTGATTCTGGATCAATTAATCCTACCCAATAATCTGGAAGATCAATCACATTACTATCAGTAAGTTTTCCTCGGACATATACACCAGCCTCAGGACCTTCTAAACATATGTGACGAAGACGGTGGCCATCTTTATTGGGATGCTTGATATCAAACCCTTTCCAAGATTGAACATTTATAACTCCAGTAAATGTTGCTGCAGTTACATTTGAAGTTACTCTAAGATTATCAATCGTTGCGGTAGAGTGATATCTTGGGGGACATGCATCTTCTGGATACTTAGACTCATCAATATCACCTTTCCAAATATAATCAAATGTGCCGGATGGCACTCCCCATCCACCTGCTTTTTCTGAGCAATCTTTTCCACTTTGCCCTGGTTGAAACTTCATTGAATCTGACATAATTAATTCTCCTTAACGTCGTAATGGTAACCTGAAATTGAATATTCGTTATTGTTTCCTGGATAATCTGCAGGAGATTGTCCTTCATATTCTGGGATTAATCGCTCCCCATCTGCACGAGTTCCAAAGATATGGAAATGGCAGTTGATTGGCATCCCACCATTTGCCTGAAGATATACTTTGTTGTCGCTGATTCTTTTTACAATTATATTTTGATGAGATCCAATAGGAGTTAGACTCACTGTGATTGTTGTTGGATCAACAAGTTCTTCCCAATATCCTGGGAGTTGAATTTCTGTTTTATTTTTTAGTTTACCTCTGTAGTAAACATCATTTGATGGGCCTTCTGGACAAGTATGGCGGAGTCTCCATCCCTCTTTTTTAGGGTGAGGAATGTCAAAATTCTTCTTTGCAGAAAGAATATGACCACCGCAGTTTGAAATAACTTCTCCTTGTGCTAGAAGGTTTAATCCTACTGCAATATTTGCACTGGTGTCAAGTTGCCCCAAAAATGCAGAACTACCAGAGACTGCTAAAGAATATGGATTATTAATGCCGCTACAAAGACCACCAGGAATTACTGGTACTGGTGCTCCATGGGCAGCGGGAGCAATCATAACGGTAGCAAACACTGATGGGAATTGTGCTGGACTTCCAACCAACAATGGCCCTTGATGATATGATGAGCACTTAATTTTAGACATTCCAGCACCAAGTGCCACTGGAAGCACATTATTTTTACATACTAGTTGTTGACCATCATATACATGCGATTCATCAAATTGAAATGCCATGGTTTCTCCTTATATTTGACCTGGTTTTTTGTCTGGATTTGTTGCACAAGATACTCCATGAATTATGGATGATAAAATTTGTGTGCCCAATTTACCATTTATTGTCATAAAACCAGTTGAAAGTAGTTTTAATGACTGTTTTGCATCAAGAGTGATATTTTTTGAATCAATCTTGGCGCTCTGATTAGAAGAAACCCAGAAATTACCCTCAGGATCTTTTCCTTGAGCACATATTTCTACATCAGTTCCTTCAATACGAACTTTTCCATCTCTAGCTCTAATAATTATATCACCATTTTCTGAATTTAAAAAGATGCCATTCTGTCCCTTTTCTAAATCCTCTCCAGCATTGATGTTAACTGCTCCAGGAGCATTTACTGTAGTCCATCCTTCACGTTCACCATCTTCACTTAAATCTATGAAGTGTCTACCATCAAGACCCTGAATCTCAACGCTAGACGTGACACCCTTATCCTTGGAGATACCTCCAAAAGAGATCCCACCATTCATCGCTCCAATTACTTGAGTCCAAAAATTCTTTTTTTCTCCTGACATAAACTAAAATTAGAGAGATTGATAATATTTATTAGTAACCATAAGATCCTCCACCAGATGATCCAGAAGAACCAGATGATCCAGAAGAACCAGATGATCCAGTGTTGGTATTTGATGATGTAGTAGTGGTTGTAGTAGTTGTAGTGTTTTGAGTGGGAGTCGTAGTTTGACGAGTCTCAGCTCTTTCAACTGTTGAAGTTTCTGCAGTAGATTCTGAAGACTCTCCTATATCCCGAACTATTTCTCTCTGGGGTTGTGTCTGTTGAATTGCAACTGGTTGAACTTCTTTGGTCACACTTTCTTGCAAAGTTTTATATACTCGAACTCCAGTGTTTCTAATTCCAGCATATTTTATCCCATTATCATAAAATATATTTCCATAATAAGGTTTTCCATCAATATATCCATTGATTCTTAAACCAACAAGATCATATACTTGAACAACATCTCCAGGGTCAGCTATTTGAGGAACCAGTGGATCTCTAGTGACATTAAAGACTGGAGTAAATCGTGCATTAAGTCCAGTGTCACTATCAATGTATATGTCTGGTAAAAATGTATAATTGCCACCAGGATTTACTTTTACCGAATTAACTTTTCCAAATGGATCAAGTTTAAACGTTAATGTAGTTCCATTACTAGGAGTGATTACAATTGGGTCTGTAGGTAAATAATTTATTCCAGGATTATCAACTATCACGTCAGTTAAAGTTACTAGTGTTGGGTATGACTCATCGCCATCTGACAGTGGCCTATTGACAACAGAAGGTAAATATCCAGATCCACCATCTTGTACAATGACATTATCAACTGTACCATCAGTTGGACTTCCAGGAGCTCCAATGATCGGTATTAAAACTGCTCCACTACCATTACTGCATGGATCTATAACACTGATACGTGGTGGAGTTTTATATCCAACTCCTCTATCGACCATATCAATTGCTATAATAGTTCCATTTTGATCTACGACCGGATTTCCAGATGCACCAATTCCACGTCCACCAAAAAAGTTAATAGTTGGTGGTCCGCATGGAGATGGTCCAACGTTACATGGTTTTGTTCTTCTTAAATCGCGAGATGATAATGCATTGACTTGATCAATATTTAAATATTTTACCTCATTATCTCCATTGGTAAAGATAAAAACTGTTCCGGGAGATAGTTTTTCATGGTTATTGGCATCATCAATAGACAATCCACTAATATATCCATCAAATTTACTAATGTATCCTACTCGTACTCTTTCTCTTGATGCTACAATAAATGGCATTAATATCTCCTTGGTTAGTATATATTAAATGATGTCAAGAGCATCATCAAGACCAGACCTATCACCTGCTCTTGATCTTTCAAGTTCCGCGTCAATATCATCATCCCGTATTACAGTATTACTTGCTGGATCTGGATTTTGATCTGGAGGAACATCAGCAAATGATCTTTCTTCCGCACTCACTTGTGCAGCTAATTCAGCATCACTCTGTTCTAAATTTTCTGCTTTTTCTATAGCACTATCGCCAATGTTGATTAGGTTTGGATTTTCAACTCCAGGTTTTCCACTACCACCACTTTTCAATGTAAAAGTTTCATTTGGAGAGCATTCTGGTTTTGGATCACAAGAGAAGAAATCTGTTATAGATGATATAAATGCTAATGCTGAACCCACATCGAAATTTATTCCCCCAATGGCTCCCAGTCCACCAATCAAATCATCAACAATACCAAAAGCAGCGGAAGCTGGGTCATCTACAAATGATGTTACCAAATCTGAAAGTTGAGGATCAATACCAACAAGAGATCCCAATGATTTCACTAATCCAGTAACATCTCCAGATTTTATCGCACTAATTGCGGATCCGATATTTCCAAGTGTTTTTTTATCAGAACCTTGAAGTATACCGGCAAGAGCAGAAAATCCTTGTGTTAAATCGCCCGTTTGTAAAAAATCAACTGTAGAGTCTACAAATGATGAGAGTGTTCCTGGAGTCAAAAATAAAGGAGTTTCTGATCCAATAGTTGCTGCGGCGAGTAACATGTCCTTTAAACTACCCCCCGAAGGAATGTCAGGTATATTTGAAAGAATAGACTTGATTCCTTCTATTGGATTTTGTACAAAATCACGAGCATCATTAGTAGATGTTCGGAAGGGTCTTGATCCAGCTTGATTTGTAAGAAGACGATTTGCAAGAAGTTCAACCACAGCCACCTGCAATTCTCCTGAAAAAACTGCTGACTTAACAGCAGCTGGAGAAACAGACTTGCGAATAATCTTTTGTGGTTTAGCTCCTAAAATTTGTTTGGCATATGTGGTTCCAGAATAAGCATCTAAAGATAAAAAATCTCTACTCGCAAAGACCACCGGGGTTACTGCAGCATCAAATGCTTGCATTATCTCATTAAGATTACCACCCAATACCTCACTAATCAGTTCTTCAGCATCGCAAATTGGGTTTGGAGAATAGAATCCATTTGGGGGGAGTGGTGAGATTGGAAAGTTTGTATCAAATTCGGATGGAGCTCCAACCTGTGGTTGAGTTGGTAAAGGAATTCTTGGTGTATTATCAACACTAGTAGCATCATTAATACCAGTCCCAGTTCCACCAGTCCCAGTTCCACCAGTCCCAGTTCCACCAGTCCCAGTTCCACTTGATGCATTACCAGAATCTAAATTTCCCGACCCCGAGTTTCCAAATAAATTTGAAATTGGTAAAGTCTCTCCAAGTCCTGCTAATCTAGGATCTAAATTTGCCTGTGGAGTTGGTCCAGTTCCAGAAGAGGATCCCGAACTTTTTCTATTAAAAGAATTTGATAGAGCTTTCAGAATTTGATTAAGAAGTCCTTTTATAATTTTATTAAAGATACATACCAGTGCTTCAAAACCTTTTAATGCTTTCTTTAATAAATCTGTCCTAAATGTTGGAGGTGCTAAGTTTAATAGAGGTTGAGTTGTTTTATTAAAAGTATCTGTTACAAAGTTCTGTACCTTAGCATATATCTCCTTCATATGCTTTGATATTTCAGCAGCAGCATCCTTTATGACTTTATCTATTTCTTTGAGTGCATTCTTTACCGGTAGTGCGGCTGCATTTGCATAAAACTGAAGAGATTTCTGTATGTTTTGTATTTTTTCAGTCAAACCTTCCATGATAGTCTGAATCGCCTTTGTCGGACTATCATGATGGGGATCAGGACAAGCTAAAGCATGTTTTCTCTTTAAAAGATCATCCTTTTTTACATCACGAACACACTCAAGATGAACTGCATCCGCAGATTCGTGAGTAGGAAACTCTCCCTTTCCTGGTTTATTAGTTTTAAGTTCAGAGTCTGCTGTTCTTTTTGTAGAATCTCTTTTCTGTGTTTTAGCATAATGACTCTGAGGTGTAAAGTTTTTACCTTTAGTCAATCCAGTTTTTGTATTCAGTTTTGTCTTGGAATTGTTTCCAAGAACTCCCATGATAACAGGAACTTGCTTATCTTGCTCATCTAAGAAGAATCCAAATACAAAGTTACCTTGCTTAATAGCAGGTGTTTGAAAAGATCCTCCTTGACCACCGCCTGCAGTGATGGGATACATCACTTGAGCCCAAGGCAATTGATCAGATGTAATAGAAGACTCTTCTTGATCATGAAGACCAATGATTCTTACCTTATATCGGTATCCCCATCCAGGAGTTTGATTTTCAGTTTTTATCTTTGACTCACTTATATTTTCGCGCCAGGTGGAATCATCAGCAATTTCTCCGACCCACCAAAGAAAATTGCCCCCAAGAAATCCTGGATTAAATAGTGCTCCTCCTTCCATTAATCCTCGTAAATTCTACATTCGTCTGTTTCTGGATTCTCATCGCAATACATTTCAAGTGGGGTGGGATCATGATCCTCATCAGGATGATTTGCCCGATAGTGCTCAAGGTGATCAAGTTCGTCTGTTACATGACGACGCATTTGTGGAGATAATGTTCCTTTCTCCAGCATATCTTTATCATCATTGATGTGTTGTTGGATACTTTTTTCTTCGCTCATAATGGAATGTTAGTAGTGTGGTTTCCTTTTCTCCCGAAAGAATCTCTAACGAGATTCAATTTAGTATAAGTTTCTTCGGGTGATATGTAATGACACAGATCAGCTATAATATATAGACCACCATATTCTTTATTCAATTGATCTCCCTTTTTTGCTCTGAGACTTGGAGTATCAAGAAATAGAAGGTCTCCTGCATGTAAACTGAAATCACCTGGAATTGTTACAGTTTGCATTCCAGTAAACAATTGATTATATCTACGAATGGTTTGATTCATTATTTGTTGTAGTTCATAATTTTGTTCTGACGATTTGCCAATTTGCTGCTCTGTTGTTCCGCTAGGAAGAGCTCCAGTATCAATAAGTTTATAAGTTGTCCGCGTAAATTTACTATCAGATTCAAACTTGTCATTTAATTTTGGCAACTCCTTTGCAGCCAACTCTGTGCCATCCTTTGTGTCATTTGCCGTTTGTTCTATAACCTCATAGAAACAATTAAATGGATCGAACACGATTAGTCGTGTTCCGTATGCGCCCATTTTAAATTTTTCTTGAGCTTGTACGCGATTGTCTCCTTTGTAATCTAATACTTTG